CCCCCGCCGTCACTTCCGCGACATGCTCGGTTGCTACCGCCGCGGCTTCCGCCGGGGATAGTCCTTGCGCCTGGAGTGCTGCGGTCAGCTCCGAGTGGAACTGCACGAGCTGGGTGGGATCCTGAAGTGCGGCGTACAACTCCGCCGACTGACGCAGTCCGTCTACGTCGAGCCCAGTGTCCTGAGCAAGTTGCCGAAACGGGGCGATTTCCTGCGTCTTGCGCGTGTAGTCGCCCTGCATCGAATCGTAGTACGGCCTGAGTTCAGGCGGGAGAGTGTTGGGGTCGAGCTTCGAGAAGCTGTCGACTTCCGTCGTTGCAGCGTCACCCTGCTCTGCACCCGTGGGAGTTGCTTCTGCGGGGGTTGCTCCTGCGTCAGCGGACTCGGCGGGGATTCCCTTCGCGGCCTCAAGGCCGAGACGGTGTCCCTCTTCGGCGGTCATGCCGCCTCCGTCGTCCGCTACTGCGGGAGTCTCCTCAGTTGCAAAATTGGACAGTGGATATCTCCTATGTCTGTGAGGACGGGCCAGCGGGGAGTGCCACAAACTCAGCGTCTATGACTTGTTCCTTCAGATCCGCTTCAACGAGTTCTGCCTGGCGAAGGCGGCCAGCAACGAGGGCTCCCGTGAGGAGTCCGCCGAGTAGCTCGCGCGCCTCTTCGGCGCTTGGCAGGTGATGCACATGGTCGACCTGGTGCTTGGATACGACACCTTCGACACGCATGATCTTGTCGTCGAGTACACCGACGGTCGTGACGAGGGCTGCGCCCTTCATCTCGTGCGCGTCGATCTGCCGTTCGATCTCCAAGACGGCTTTGTTGCGTACTCGCTTGGCGTCTCCGATGAACTCCCCGACCGCGGCCTCAGTGGCCTCGACGGACGGGGGGTTCTCTACGAAGTCCGCTTTCCAACGCCGGACGGTGTTCTCGGGGACGGACGTATCGCGGGCGGTGCGCTTCACATTTCCGTCGTTGCCGAGTAGCGCCGTATAGACGCGCGCCTTATCCTGCTCGGAGTAAGGGGACTTGCCCGCCATAGCGGGCTAGCCCCCCGACTTCCCGAGGTGTTCGGCACGCTTCTGTGCCAGCGTGATGTCGGCCGCGGCCTTCGCGACCTTCATCTGGTGCTGCTCCTGCGCGTGCTGCACTCCCTGCATCTGCTCGGCGTCATCGAGCGGGTTGTTCCCCGCCGCGCTGGCGTCCGGTTTGTCGATGGAGTCCGCGACCCATGTCTCCAGCGGCGGCTGTGCGAGGTTGTTCGGATCGGCTTCGTACACGCCGTTCCTGAACAGAACCTGCGATGCTGTCGTCGGGTCGATGGTGCCCTTGAGTTGCAGCGTGGTGCGTGTGCCCTCGATCTTGTCCGGGGGCTTCGGCAGACTCAAGTAGACCTTCAACGTCGCGTTCCAGTGGTCGATGTACCGTTTCTGAACATCTGGTGCGAGCGACTCCCACTCGACGCTCTTCATGTAGAGCGAGTGGGTGTCGAGATGCACCGTGAAGTTCTCGAAGCGATTGGGCTGTAGCGCCGCGTCTTGAACAATCGCTTGCGGATTGTCCTGCGGAGTCAGCGGCTGCCCCGTGGCAGGATTCATTCCCTGTTGCACGGCCTGCATGGCCTCTTGGAACGACTCCATGTTGATCGGGTCGCCCTTCGTGAGCTTGTCGTGCTCACGATAAGCCTGCTCCTCGTCGGCAGCGAAGATCGCGGCGAGACCCTTGAGATCGGCCACATCGAGGTACTTCCACGCCTTGTCCATCGGGACAACGCCCATCTGGACGAGTGACTCGACGCGGGACTGCCGTCCGGCGCGCGTGCGAGGAAGGCCGGAGCCCGCCTCCGCATAGAACGAGAATCCACCGTCGATGTCAGAGCCGAGGAAGCGCTTGACCTTGGTCGCGCCCCCCGGGCCGATGATCTTCATCAACCGCGGCTCGGTGTATAACTTCTGCGCCAACCGGATCAGGAGGTCGCCCGCGATAGCGAGCGAGTCCTCCATCGCGCCGATGACGGGTGAAATCTGATCGACCGCCGCCTCTTGGAGGAGGTCGATGGCGATGCCTGCCTCGACGTTCGGGGGAACATTCCCCTGTGTCACGGCCTGAAGATTGAACAGCCGGTCGAGCCGACCCTGAATGTCGCGCAAGTGCTCGAAGACGTAGGCCGGAATCGAGGGCATCTCGCGCCACGAGGGCACGGCTCCGCCGATGGGCATGAACTCGATGATTGCGCCGGGCTCGTCAGTGAGTCGCTGTGACAGCGAACCCTGTGGAGCCAGAATCTGTGGCTTCAGCGTCAGGTTCTTGTGCATCACGATCTGCGAGATCGTGCGATTCAGTTCCTTCTGAAGCGGCCGGGCATGCGTGACGACAGCTTCGTCCGTCGCAGATCCGGGGACGCGCGGGCCGGGGAACTTCACGAACGGCATGTCGTGCGTCGGGAAGGGCCACGGGCCGTCGTACAAGATTTCGGACGGGTCTTCAGTGAAGACGACGTACCGGCCCTGGGGAAGCATGGCGGTCGGACGGAAGTAGCCGATGTAGACCTCAAGCACGTCCTTCTCGCCGCCGCCCCCCGCGCCGATGCCGAGCACCCCGTCAGGGATCTGCCAGGCGTCCACCGAAGAGGTCGCCTGCATGTCCTTGCCATATCGCATCTTCACTTCGTCCGGCGTCATTGGGTACTTGCAGACGATGGCCGTGGCGTCATCGAAGTGGTCGCCCGCGTCCAGGACGTAAAGCGAGTCGGGCGGGATCACGTCAATGCGCACGTCGCCCATGTAGACGGTCTTCTCGAACTGGCGGGGATCCTGACCGCTTTGCGTTAGTTCATCGCGGTAGATGTCCGCCATGATCTGGTCGAGCACGGGTTGCCCGTTGGGGTCGACAAGGTAGGTCATCGACTTGCCTGCGAATGGATCCCAAGAGATGCGCCAGTACCCGGCCGATCCGATGATCGACCAGAGCAAGGCCTCCTGGAGCTTCGACCGCAGACGCAGGTCGCGCCACCATGACTCGAAAATCTGCTCGGCCATCTGCGCCGCGCGAATGTCGCGCTCTGCGCCAGAGTCGGGTGTCGCCGAGACGACCGGCTTGGTCTTGGTCATCATCGCGAGCAGGCCCTGTACGCCGGGGAGAATCTGGTTCGAGGTGAGTCGCACGCGATAGCGCGGCTGATCCCCGCCCTGCGAAGCCTGCGGCACTGTCTGCACTTGGCCGTTGAAGCGGTTGAACCAGACCCACTGGTTTCCGCGGTAGAAAGCCATGTTCAGCTTCCAGTCGCGCTCCTGCTTGATGCGGTTGTTCTTGAGCTGCTGCACCTTCGCGATCAGGGACTTGGCGTCCTTGAGCTGGGAGATGCGACTAAGGTCAGGCGCGGCTGTATTACTGCCGGAAGCCGGATCAGCCATGCGCCTCCTTCTAACTCAGGTCGCTGTCGCTATATCCCAGCCCAGAGAGAATCTCCGGTAGGTGTACGGAACTAAGTCCCGCCTCGTCGAGGATTGCTTGCGCCTCGTCTGCTTCGCTCACCCAACCGCCATCGCTGATCGCGTGATCGATCTCGGGAAGTCCGCTCGGGTTGATTGCTGCGCGAAGACTTGGGCTCCCGAGCTGTGCTCGAAGCCAGTCGATCTCCGCGACAAGAATGCGAATGTGCATGTCCTTCTCGACGAGCAGACGCTCGTAGAGTTTCGCCTTACCGAACATCTACTTCTTAGCCGCCGCAGGTTTCCGTGCGGCGGACGCCGTATTGCTCGGGACCTTGGTTAGTTCGTCAAGTTTCGCGAAGAGAACGGTCGTGTCTACGACCTGATGCTGCTGAGTGAGTGCATTTGCCAACGCGGTTTCGAGAGTCGCTTCGCGTTGCCCACTCTCGTGCAGGGCTTCGACCGCCCGGTCGTACACCTCGGGGGAGACCTGGCCCATCGCTGCACCCATCTCGCGAGCACAGGGTTCGCAGATGTAGATGCGGTTCGACAGGTGTGAAAGTGCGCCCCCCGCCTTCGTGTTGCGGCGAGTGTCGATCACCTTCATCTCTTCCTGCTGCGGCGAGTTGCTGCAAATCCAGCAGTCGCCGGGCGGCAGAAGTGGGCGCGTTCCTTCGATTGTTCCTTTGCCGAAAACGTCTATTGCCGACTCCTTCCGTGACTGTCAATAAAAGTCGCCGAGTTCGGAGTCATAGGGGACTTGCCCCTTCTTGAGACCGATGTTGTCGAGCTGGGCGAGTTCACGAGCCGCGGCCTCTTCGAGGTTGCGCGGCGGACGGTTGGCAGCTTCCTGATCGAGGTGCTGTTGCACCGTCGGCAGGAGAACCCCGGCGAGCCCGAGTGCAATCTCCACTGCATCGAGCAAGTCGTCCCGTATGGATTTTTTCGTGGAATCCCACGAGACCCACTGGTCAATGAAGTCACGCTCAAAGCGAGTGATGCGGATGCGCCCCGTCTTGAAGAACGGGGCCATCGCCATGATGCGCTGCTCCTTTTTCCCCTTCGAGAAGATCGGAACGATGTTCGGCATCCCCGGCAGGCGCATGGCCTGCTGCGCGAGGGCCTGCTGGTAGGCGTTGGACTCGACGCCGATGTACATGGGGCGGTAGAGCAGGTTCCACTCGTGGATGAGTTCGATCTGCTCCGGGAAGGGGACGTGGCCGCGGTAGGTCTTGAGCAGGTACGCCTGAGTGTTGTCCTCGGTCACACCGATAATCGCCATGGCAAAGTCGTCAGCGGAATCGCGGATCGAGATAGCCGGATCGACTGCCATGAACTTGCGTAGTGGCGTCTCCGGGTCAAGCCGGATGTCGTCCGGCGATGAAAGTGGCGTGCCCTTGCCGACGACGTAGTAGTGCAGCCAGTCGGACTGAAGCTCGATGCCCGCGAGGGCGTCGAAGCTCGCCATGTACTCCTGCTTGAACAGGAACGGGTGCGTGTGCTCCCGCTCGTACTCCCAGATGATCCTCGGGAAGTGCGGGTTGTCCAGCGATGTGTACTCGACACGGAACTGTTGGTCATCCGCGAGGGCTTCCTTCGACCAGAACTCGTCGAAGAACCAGTTGCGTCCGAACGGCGTGGTCGTCGTGATGAAGCGGCCGATCTTGTCACCGAGCGCCGGGCGGATCGTGTCCCATGCCTCGGAGTTCGGTAGGAAGGCGGCCTCGTCGATCCAGAGGATGTCGAGGCCGGGGCCGCGGAGCGACTGGGGGTCGTCCGCCGAACGGAACTCAACGAGCGTCCCATCGGGGAACTCGATGATCTTCTCGGTCTTGTTGTACTCGTAGTCGCGGCCCTTCACGAGCCCGAGCTTGCGGAGCACTGCAAGGAACGTCAGGAGTGCTGGGCGACCAACCTTGTGGTCTTTCGCGAGCACCCAGATCCAGAGAGGCTCGTCGCTGTCTACGCCATGCGCATCAAGATGGAACTGATGCGGATGTAGCGCGTAGAAGACCACGTCCCAAGCGGCTGAGAGGGTCTTGCCGCCCCGCCGTCCCGCTACGAGATGACGAAAGCGTGTGATCCCCCCGGCGGTGTCGGAGGAACCGTGGAACAGGATCTGGTAGGCGTGCGGCAGGTAGCCGTGCTGCGCGAACCAGAGGAACTTGACGGGGAAGGCATCGACCGCCTTCACCACATGAGGTTGGGCGGCATCCATCCCATCGCGGGCATGGAAGCCGGGCAAGTGTTACCTCCGAAGTAGTCGGACGAGACGCCGCCAGAGCGGCTCGTGCTTCAGGTTGAACTCGGCCCGTTGCCACACGGGATCCGTGGTTAGACCCCGGCGATGGTGACGATGAAGACCACGCTCTGAAGTGCGGCTGAAGCGTTAACCAGCTCAGTTCCTGCGGCAGAGAAAATCTGGAACAGGCTGGTTGCCGGGTTCCAAGACCCGAAATGTCCAGAGCCAAGCACGGCGGGGGACACGTATGCAATGGCATTCGCGCCGGGCGGGACGGGGAGAGTAAATCCACCAGTGACGTAGGTGTCAGCAGCGCCGACAACGCCCTTGAGTACGGATTCCTTCGTGTCCCCGACGACGTGCATCTGCTTGCCGTTGGGAAGCAGTGAGGTGAAAACGGGTGCTACGGCCATGGCTACTCCTGAGCTTGAGGATCGGGGCGAGCTGTCTTGTCATTCGGGCAGGCGACCCAGTAGTGCTTGAGTCGCTTGCCGCAGACTGGACAACGCCAATCCGCCGATTTGGGCTTGGGACGCCGCCATCCAGCGTTCGTCCCGCCGGAAATCACGACATTCATAGGCCCCCTAGTAAATA